TCAGATGCAATTACACCGTCTAACACTAGCTCGGATCTGTCGTTCCAGTTCCAAAACTTTTGCTTTGACATATTTTAATGTACCTTTCTCGACTCTACGCCCTTAATGAGCTTAATGTATCGTCTATCTATTATTATAACGGTAATGAAACGTCGACAACTCAAGCACCTTTATAAGTGAACCAGACATAGAGCTGGTTGAACCATATTATGTCGTTTCATAAGTAAATACATGCCTAAAAACACTCTTGATGCCGCTTGCTGACCACGCTCCAGCGGAGCCGTTTGGAAAGAACGTAGCACTTGTACTGCCTGTAGCTAGGCCTATCATTCCAGGAGTAGCTTGCGTTGACCCGCCATTCCTGACCCTACACGAAACCTGCTGTATAGTTTGAGACGCTGGTAATGGCAGGGTGAAGGTAAGCCCTGTTGAGTTGCTTTCGCCAGTCGCTTCAAACATAACATGTACTGTCTTACCTATCAATTTATACTTTGATGTTACGCTTGGGGTGCCCGAAAATCCTTGAACGTTAGCGTTCCAGTTCCTCCATTCGTCGGCATTGGTCAAAGTGACTATTTGCGTCCTAGTTCCAAGGTCAGAAAAGTCAGTGGCAGAGTTTGCTGAGACTTCACCTGTAATAATAGTTTCAGCCGCGCCTCCAGCAATAGTAATACCTCGATTATTGGACCGAGCTAAAATCCCAATCAGCTGGACGTAAGATACGTTTACGTATACACCGTCACCACTACACCCTCTTATAACACAACCTGTAGCGATAGACCGCTCAGCACCAGTAGGGAGAGAGCTTGGATTAAAGCTCATGCCCGTAACACAGCCATCTATCTGCACCTGGCCGATTAACGCTTCGCGTTGATTAACCATTATGCCAATACCACAAGTGCGGATAGCACCGCTAGAAATACTGACTTGGCGACAATCTACAGAAATGCCCTTTGTACCCGATGTCGTGTCGTTTGATTCGATGTAGAAATTAGAAATTGATGAGTAGAACCCGCCATAGCCACTTACGTCATCTAATTCACCCTCCCTGAATCTAACAGCAGTTGCACCAGTCCCAGTAAAGCTCCTAATGTCGACATTGCTGACGGTCCACACCCCCCTCAAGTCTATACCGACCTGATTATTCAGAGATGTGTTCAGAGCAAAGTCTCGAATACTCAGGTTATCTATTTTGCAGCCACTATTGTCATCGTTTCGGTTCTTAGTATCAATAGCGTCCGAGCCTACTCGTTCAATCACGCCATTAGATATGATGATGTCTTTAAAAGTACCGTCGTCCTGAAGACCGATACCATAGCCTTGTACGTCGTGAATGTAGAAGTCGGTAAACTGAACACCTGTAAGGCTAGCCCCTCGTATAGCATGGGCACTCACCGTATTGTTGGCCATATTTCCATCAAACTCTAAACCTCGGACACCGCCACCTGTCGTACCATAGAAGCCAAGCATGTGAGAGTTTACAGCATTGCCTAGTTTTAGTATAGAGACACCCCTGCCCTCGCCAACGTGCCAAACACCACTACCATCTGTTCGTACACATACCGAGCCCGAGCCTGACGAGTTAAGTAAGTAAACGCCTTTTGGGTAATATACCACGCCACCGCCATTCGCCTCAGCTGCATCATTTGCCGCTTGAATAGCCAGACGGTCGTCTGTAACGCCATCGCCAATTGCTCCATATTCTTTGACGTTGAAAACCAAGGTCTTGCTATCGACATAGGCTTTATTCACCGCATCAGATAAATCTATAGGCGTGGGTACGTTCTGGAGCTTATTGGTGTTGAAGTTATTATCTACTAGGTGTTTCATGGGCTACCCCACAATCACCACTCGTAGGGAGTCGGTGCTAGGCGCTTGGCTAAACCTAAAGGTCGTCACTGTCGCAGATGTCAGGATAACATCGCACATGACCATTTCATTAGAAGATACTTCAAAGACCTGAGCTGTAACGAACTGCGAACCAAGTCCATGAGTGACTGCGATTGAAGTAGACGAACCATTACCGATAGTACCTGTGTATTTACGAGTAAACGTAGCTAGTCCAGCTGGGGTAACTGCTCTTGTTGCGTCTGTTCGCGCCTCAGCTTCAGTGACAGTTGCAAGCTCTACTACACCAGTTGCTGTTGTAGTGGCGGCTTGTTTGATGTTAGTGAAAGCTGTTGCCGCGTTAGCTACATCTGATAGGTTGGCGGTCTTGAGTAGACGGAGGTTGTCGGCTGTTGCTTGTGCAGTGGATACTGGCTTATCAGCGTCCGAGGTATTGTCCACGTTGCCAAGTCCTACATCGGCTTTTCCTAGTGTTACTGCACCAGTTTGGCCGTTCACGCTCGTTACTGCGTCAGTTGGTGTTGCGAGTTCTGTCCAGTCGGCCATTGTGCCAGCTGTGCCACCATTATGAATGTAAGTCCTGCTTAGATCGGTTCGGACTGCAACGTCACCCTCTTGTGCGTCTAATGCTAGCTGATCAACTTGACTAGCTACTACGAACACTTCAGTAAGAGCGATAGCAGGAAGCTCTGAGGTTGGCACTTTACCACCTACAAGTGAGGCAACGGTTGAACCTGCTGCGTTGGCGATTCGTGCGTCTGCGGCAGTTGAGAAGTCGGATATAGTTGAGGCTGTTTGTGTGCCGGTATGATTCGTGCGGTTAAGCAAGTAAGCGTCTGTCTGGTTAGCAGTAGCACCTGTTGCCACTCCATTGAGCTTAGTGAACTGTGCTGAGGTCATAACACCAGCGTTAGAGCCGTCTGCTGCATTTATAGTAGCGTTTGTACCTGTGTCGCTTGTGACTACAACATTATTCGCTGAGTAGCTTGTACCGAGATTGGTAGCTCCGCCACCACCGCCGCCTTGCACACCAAGGTTGAGCCACTGACCGCTAACACGAATGTATGCCGTCTGGTCGGTTGTATCGTAGTAAATCTGCCCCTCTACTGGTGAAGTAGGTGGTGCTGAGAGTGGCTGAAGTACTGCGTTTTGCAGCTCGTTCTTCTGAAGGTCTATGTGTGTAACGTATTTGAGGCTCATATTATTTCCTATCTTTATTATATCAGTTAAGGGTTACACGCCCACTAAAGGGCTTGGTGAATTGGATTATTACGTTATTGATGTCTACGTACTGGACGGTGGACTCGACCTTATCGCCTGCGCTATTTATGACGGTCGCTGTCGGGTATTTCTGTAGTCCGTGGCTGATGTTAAGGGTGTGCTGCATTGTGAAGTCGTAGACAAAGTTCTTATCGCCCGATCCACCACTAGCTGAGATGACAGGATTAGCTTCGTCTGTGCTGTCGATTACTATACCTGGACCAGCCGTAAGCTCTTGTATCTTGCCAGGAGCGCCTTGTAGCCCACGTTTAGCTTTAGCCTGTATGTTTACTTTCTTCTGGGTCTTTTTGAGTACTCTAACCGATGTCTTGGACTTCCTGAGTACAAGCTTATTCTCTCTCGATATAATTCTTAGGTTATACACCAGCCCCCTCACATATCTCAAAGATTGGCGCTTCGCAGCCTGAACAGTCATTATCTGGTAATATCTCGATAAATCCGTCGGAGTAGGTAGTTGTGACTAACCAACTATACTTACCGACTGGTTGGTTAATAACACCCGCGTCAATTGTAGCCTCACCATTAACAAAGCTCTCCGTTTCGTCAATTATCGTAGTGTCACCCCATACCTTTAGATTAACTGTAACTGCTGTTTCATCATCTACCGTTACTGGTAGCTGGAACGTTTCGCCTTGTCTTACTGATATTTTACTCATACTCTTATTTTACCTCTCTTGGCTAAACGACTTCATAAGTCAAGCCGCAATGTCCATTTGCGTGTAGATCACCGCAGTCAATATCTCGCCAAGTGTTCGTTACTTGCTTACCATCTGCATTTGTATATGTTGCACCGTCTTTCACGAAGCTTTCAGCCAAACCAAGCTTGCGACCAATCATCACCTGACAATCGGCACAGGGAGCGTCTGCACCCCAGTGCGTCCAAACCTTTTGGAAAGTAACATCATTCTCTTCTTGTATCTGTTGCATGGAGAATAGCCCGCCCTTAGACTGTGAAGTGTTAATCTCGCTCACTGCAAGTCGTTTAATGCGCCATTCATCTGTGTTTACTATATTTCGTATAGCAGCTTCGGTGGTAGCTCTATCCCAGCCCTCAGCATTGCCTCGGTTTAATACTGCTTGAATACTCTTAGCGGTATCACCCCAGAATGATTGAGTGACTTTAGATAGATATGTTCGGTATGCCTGCTGCTGCGACTCTTTTAATGTGAACTCTACTGCACCTGTAACAGGTATACCAGCCTGTGATAGTAAGTTAAGCCCTTGAGCCATCTGCAATGCACCAGAGGATACCAGAACGCTTACAATGACAACCATCATGTCATCGGTAAACTCTTCCGTATCCTCTTCTACTGCGTCTTGTGGGGCTTCTAGTGAGCTTATAGCACTATCTAGGTGGCGTTCCATGTGAGTGCGGATAACTGATTCTAGTTGTTGCTCGTAAATCTGAACATCACCGACTGGCAACTCAGCTTTTGGGTTTGTGCTTTTCGCTGCCTCTTTTACGGTTGGCACGTCGAGTGCCTTACACTTACTGTTCGAGCATTTGAGCTTATCTTGGTAGCTATCTTGTGTGGTAGTACCAAGGAAGCGGTCGCAAGCTGAGCAGTGTAGTTCACGCTCTACCTTATTTAGCGGAGTAACTCCATCAATCTTCTCTGGGTCTGGTGATTTCGTTACTTCGCCGCCCTCGTCTACTTGTGGCTTATCATTTTCAATAACAGGAGCTTGTTCGCCCTTTTTAAGCAGTTTTAGGCGCTTAGGTAGGTCAAAAGCGTCTACAATGCTGTCGAGTGAGTAACCGTTCTGCTCTAGGCTGTTTAGTAGATTAGCGTGTATAACGTGGGTTTCGGCTACTACTTTTTCTTCGTCAGCTACAGCAGGTATCTCATAATCAAATGTAATAGCTATACCCATACCACCAGTAATACGGTTCAGCTCGTGGGTGAGCTGTGCGTAGTTTCGGGTAAGCAACGGAAGGACGGCACGTTTGGCAAACCCTGCTTCGGCTACTTGAGCATTGGCATAGGTTGCAGCGTCATCAATACCCTTAACGATGGCTGGTACGCCATAGGCTTGGTCAATACGGTGATTGGCTTGCTCGAACAGGCTTTTGAAGTCGATGTCTTTGTTTGATTGCTGGAATGGTATCCACTCAATCTTCGCCTCTGCTACCTTGCCGGTATTAGGATCAACTGGAGCGTGAGAGTAAGTGACGTTGTTGTTGTTCCCTGCACCCTTGTGTCGCCTCTTGAGGTTTGTAACAATATCCTCGAACTCAGTAGGAGTTGCGGCACTAATCTTAAACATACCGGCAGGGATAGCGTTATTCTCAAAGAAGCCCTTTTGGAAGTCTGCAATGTAATCATCTAGGGTAATCCAGCGACAAGCTGCTTCGGTCGGTGAGTAGCCACCATACAAGTTGTGAGGGTCAACGCCACCGTCCAGTACGATAACTTCATCTTCGGTGAACCACTGAGAGCCTACGTTGTAGTAAGTCTTGCCGTCCCTGCGTGATACACCAGGGTTTTCAAGGAACGTAAAGCCAGCAATATCCCGACCCTTAAAGCCAAAAGGCGCGCCTGGTCGAGCTTCACCACGTTCGTTACGCCACACCAATAGATAGGTCTTAGGCAGTACAAGTGTAGAAGTTGCAATCTTCTCGTTAAATGAAACAACGCTATCGAGTTGGTTAGGGTGATAGAGTGCGTCGAGAATGTTTGACTTTACAGGCGCACCGTTGCCGTCAATCGCCTTGGGGAGTACTGTCATGTACTCATTAGCAATAGCCCTGATACTTGGGTAGGCAGAGGCGTAAGTGTCCGAGTGCAGGTCTAGCCCCATAAACTTGCCAGGGTTTACTTGCCCTATGCTAGTCCGACCAATGAAGTTCGTCTCGTTCTTTACCTTGCTCTTGTTGAGCTTAAATAGGTTTCTCAATGGGTTCATTGTGTATTCCGTTTAGTGTCTAGTTCTATTTCTAGTATAACGGTAATGAGATAGCAACAAAAAAACACCCCGGAGGGTGCTTGATTGAGTTCATGGTGCTAGTAGCAAGGCAGGGATTTGCACCCTGCATGCAGGAGCCTCCTACAGCTACCACGGTCTCTCTCTTGATTATCCATCGAGTTGCCTCACTATGATGGGCGAAAGCGTCCCCAACTTACCTTCGGGGTACTGTGCAAGGATTATAAGCGTCTACCTATTCCGCCACTTACTACCAGCACTACAAACTCAATTGTTAAGGCAGAGCAGTTTAACGACTTACTCAGGTCGGCTCTTACGCTACTCTTACGTCGTGTATTTCATATGTATACTTATCGTTCTTGAGTTTTAGGTAGCGTCCGTTTGATGTACGCTCTAACAGCTCGCCAGGTCCACGACTATAGATAAAATCCTGCGCTTCTTCTAGGCTCTTGTATGCCTCTTGGCTTACTTTTCCGTTTACCGTTACGATATAGATTGT